TACGCGCCCGACCGCATCAACGGGAAATCGGAATTCATCGTCGTGGAAGACCTCTGCAGCGCGTCCGTCGCGCCGGACAACAGGCCCGCGGAAGGAACATTCCCGATCACGGGCGGCGAAGACGGCCTTACCGGCATCGGCGACGTCGATTACGCGGGGAGCCAGGCGGCGCGCACCGGCGTGTTCGCGTTCGATCCCGTGGACGAGATCAACATCCTGTCCTGTCCCGGCATTACCACGCAGACCGTCCAGAACGCGCTCTGCACCTATTCCGAGATGCGGCAGGACCTGTTCGTCATCCTCGATTCCCCATTCGGCATGAATGTCACGGAGATAAAGGAATACGTACAGGACACGGCGGCGTTCAACTGCAAATACGCCGCGCTGTACTATCCGAACATCAAAATTCTTGACCCGAATTCCCGCAAGGAAAGGATTATCCCGCCCTCCGGCCAACTCTCCGGCATCTACGCCAAGACGGACGTCGTGCATGGCGTCCACAAAGCCCCTGCGGGAATCGAGGACGGAGCGTTCGTTGATGTCCTTGGCCTGGAATACCCGCTCGACAAGGGACAGCGCGACACGCTTTATCCGGCCCGTATCAACCCGATCATAAAAAAGCGCGGTGTTGGAATCGTCGCGTGGGGCAACCGCACACTTTCCGCGCTCTCCGACTGGCGCTCGATCAATGTCCGGCGTCTGTTCCTGAACGTGGTGGAATCAATCGCGGAAGGAACCGAGTGGGCCGTGTTCAAACCGAACAACATTGATCTGTGGAAAGACCTCACAACCACGATCACGTTGTTCCTGAAGGACTACTGGCGCGAGGGCGCGTTTTTCGACGGCGGCACGGGCAACTGGCGCGATGCCTTTTATGTGAAGTGCGACGGCGAACTGAACACGCAGGCGATCATCGACCAGTACAAGGTCGTGACCGAGATCGGCATCGCCCCGACCAAGGCCGCTGAATTCGTGATCTTCCGCATCACGCAGTGGGACGGCGGGAGACTCATAGAGGAAACAGGAGGTGGCGCGTAATGCCCATACAGGGAACCGCAATCAATTACTGGGACAAATACGCCTTCATCGTGAAGATTGACGGCGTGGTCCGCGCGGCGTTCAACAAGTGTTCCGGTTTGAAGGCCGAGGCCGAGGTCATCGAGTATTCCGAGGGCGGCGCGCTCACGCCGCACAAGCAGCCGGGCACGATAAAGTTCGACGACATCGAACTCGAGCGCGGCATGACGGAAGACGACGACCTCTACAACTGGTGGGACGAGATTTACAACCACTCGTCCGGCACCGGTTCCGCAGATGAACGCCAGTACAAGCGCAAGGTGACGATCATCCAGAAAGACCGCTCCGGCGCGGAACTGACCCGCTGGGTCATCCCGAAAGCATTCCCCGCCGCGTTTGAAACCGACGACTGGGACAACGAGTCCTCCGAGCACCAGATCACGAAGCTGACGCTGGCGCACGAGGGATTCGAGAAAGAGTGAGGTGACACATGGACCTTTACACAGAAAAAGTAACACTGCCGTCCGGGCTTGAATGCACCATCCGCGAGATGACCGCAACCGAGGAAGGATTTCTCGCAAGCCCGAAGATGCTGAAATCCGGCGAGGCGTTCGAGAAGATTCTCCGCAACTGCGTGGTTGAAAAAAACATCGACCTCGACAACCTGCTCGTGGGCGACCGCTATTATCTGATGCTCGCCATCCGCAGACTGACGTTCGGCGATTCCTACGACTTCAAAGCCCGGTGCGGCTCGTGCGGGCACACGTTCAACGTCGACATCAATCTCGCGGAACTGCCCGTCAAAAAGCTCGACGGCGACCCGGACGCCACGCACACGATCACGCTGCCCCGCACCGGAAAGAAAGTCACGTTCCGGCTGCTTCGCGGCCGCGACGAGAAGAAAATCTCCACCACGCTCCGCAAGAGCCCGCAGGAGATTATCCGGCTGTCGCTTCTCCTGCACACCATCTCCGTGGACGGAGACGAGAACTTTTCGGAGAAATTCTTCGAGACGCTGCCGGGCGCGGACTCGCAGTTCTACCGGAAGGAGATCGATGCCGTCACGTGCGGCGTGGACACCGTCGTGGAGACGACCTGCCCGGAGTGCGACGATGAATTCGATGTGCAGCTTCCGATCAATGAATATTTTTTCTTCCCCGGTACCCGGAAGAGCAAATCATAGAGGAATCGTTCTTCCTCTGCTACGGACGCGGGCCGTTCAAGTCGCCTGAAGAAGTCCTGCGGCTTCCGACCCGCGTCCGGCGGTGGTTTGTTGAGCGGCTCTCCGACCAGTACCGTGAAGAAGAACGCCAGGTGAAGAACGCGGCGAGAAGGAAACGATGAACAACTACGGTCTCGGCATACTCATTCAGGCGAAGGATCAGGCGTCCGCCGTCTTCCAGAAGGTGGAGCGCAACTTCGACTCGCTTTCAAAGAAAAGCGACCTGCTCGCCTCGCGCATGCAGGCGTCCTCGAAAGCGTTCTATGCCGGGATCGGTATGATGGGCGCTGGCGCGACACTGCTCGGCGGCGTCGCCGCGACGATCAAGGTGGCCGGTGACTTTCAGGAAGCCATGATCGGCGTGCAAAAAACTTCCGGCATGACGGACGCGGAGATAAAACAACTCGGCGACCGCTTTGTCGAGATGTCCTCGAAGATGCCGAACAGCGCCAAGGAACTCGCCAATATCGGCGAGATCGGCGGGCAGCTCGGCATCGTCGGTGTCGAGAACCTGTCTTCGTTCACGGACACTGTCGCCAAGCTCGCGTCGGTGTCTGAATTCTCCGCAGAGGAAGGCGGCGCGGCGCTCGCGAAGATCGCCAACCAGTTCAAGATTCCGATCAAGCAGGCAAAGAACATGGGTTCCGTCCTGAACGAGTTGTCCAACATCTCGACCGCCACCGCGCCGACGATTGCCGAACTGACGAGCCGCATGGCCGGAGCGGGAGCATCGCTCGGACTGACCATGCCGCAGATTTCCGCCATCGGCGCGGCGCTCACGGACATGGGCGTCAGTTCCGAGGTCGGCGGCACGGCCATGTCGGACATGTTCATGGAGATGATGAAGCGCACGGACCAGTACGCGAAAGTCGCGGGCGTTTCCACAGCCGAGTTCAAGCAACTCATTGAAAAGGACGCTTACGGCGCGCTGACGAAATTTGCAACCGGACTTCAGAAGTTCGACAAGTTTCAGGTCGCGGACATGCTGACCGACCTCGGCATCGGCGGGGCGCGCGGAACTGATGTGCTGCTCAAATTGGTCGAGGCGAACAAGTCCGTCAACGGACAGCAGTCGCTTCTGGGGCGGTTCGTGGATACGTCCAACAAAGCGTTCGCCGAGGGCACGTCGCTGCAGAGGGAATATGACAACTCTCTCAAAGGCATGAACGCGCAACTGAAAATCGCGTGGAACTCGGTCGTTGCGCTCGCCATCGAGATCGGACAGGAGATGGTGCCTTATATAACGAAAGCGGCGAAAGCGATTTCCTCGTTTGTTCAGGGCATCAAAAAATGGTCGAAGGAACACCCCGGCGCGTTGCGCGGCATTGTGTTGCTTGTCGCGGCGCTTGGCGGACTTCTTTTTGTCGGAGGCGCGATCCTGACATTCCTCGGTGCCATCGGGATGCTTTCCGTGGGGCTGTCGGCGCTTCCCGCGGCCGCAGGCGCGCTCGGAGGCGTCGCCGCCGCTGTCTGGCCGGTCATCGCGGTTATCGCGGCGATGATCGCAGCGGGCGTGGCGATCTACTACGCATGGAAAACCAATTTCGGGGGCATCCGGGATTTCATCATGCCGATCTGGAAGCAGTTGCAGCGGGGATTCCAGAATTTCGTCAATATCGTAAAAGGTGTGACCGCCCTCCTGCGCGGCCAGCCCATCGGCCCGGAACTTGCGAAAAGCCTCAATGCCGCGGGACTCATGAAAACGGTTCAGGGCATCGCCAACTTCCTGAAAATGGCGTGGAGTTTCATCAAGGGATATGTCGCCGGGTTCATTTCCGCGGTGGAGCCTGTTTATAGAAATCTGTTTGACGCCTTGAAACCGATTGTGAAATGGATAGTCGAGGGCTTCAAAATCGCTTGGAACGCCATCGGTAGATTCTTCGCTTTGTTTTCCGGCGAGAGCAAGGGCGCCGGGAACAGCGCCCAGAGTTTTGGGAAGACCCTTGGACAGATCATCGGATTCATCGTCACGCTTGGTACCCGCGCTTTGATTATCATCATCCGGGTTTTGACCTTCATCCTGCCGATCATTGGAAAGATTATCCTTTTCATTTTTAAGGCAATCGTCGCCATCGTGAAATTTCACATCGCCGTGGCGCGGGCCATCGCCGCCGCCATCGTCTGGGTGTGGAATTTCGGAAAAGCCGTCTGGAACGGACTTGTGACCGCATGGAATACAGCGGGGCAATGGATATCGACCGCCATCGGCTTCATCTCAAACCTGATTTCCACGGTCATTCAATGGATTCTTTTCCGGTGGCAAATGTTCAAGCAGGGGATTGTTCTTATATGGACGGCGATTTCCTTCGCGGTTTCCACGGTTATGAATTATGTGGGACAGATTATTTCCACGGTTTTGACGGCGATCCAGTTCCGGTGGCAGCAGTTCAGGATGTTCATCACCATGCTCTGGCAGGCTGTTTCCATGACCGTTATGTTCGTGGTGAACACCATAAGGGGAACGGTCATGGCCGCAGTTGCCGCCATTCAGTTCCGCTGGCAGCAATTCCGGGGCGCGGTCGCCGCTGTGTGGAACTCCATCTCCGCGACGGTGTCAGGCGTTATCGCGGGCATACAGTCCCGCGTGCAGGCGGTGATCACATTTATCACCGGTCTTTGGAACGGCCTGAAAGCCGCCGTCTCCGGTGTGTGGAATTCCATTGTCGGACAGATCAGCGGAGCGGTTGCCCGTATCAGGGCGAAACTCATCGGCCTCATCCCCGACTGGCTTCGCACCGCGCTCAGTTACATCGGGATAAACATTCCTACTGCACCTAAAGAAAAAGGGAAAGGCTACGCGACCGGTGGATATGTTGCAAAGACAGGTGGAATCTCGGCGACGCTCCACGAGGGCGAGGTCATCACCCCGGCTCCGGCAGTCCAGAAAATAGTCCGGTTCGCGGATATGATCCCCGCATCCGGCATCGGCAGCACACAGCCGAACGCTCCGGCGTCGACGACCATCAGCAACCATATCTCGATCAGCCTTCCGAATGTGAAGGAAATAGACCGGCAGTCTGTTGAGGAACTCGCGGAACTGATCATCCGGAAGATCGAGTATCTCCAGAAGCGGAAACGGGAAGCCGGATTCTCGAACGATTTTAATCCAAGTCTCGCGGTGGCACGCACATGAGCAACACAATCAGCTCAATACCGACGCCGGACAAGGGATTCCTCTATTCAGCGGAGGGCGGCGTAGTCCTGGACTTCTCCGTGAATCCGGCGCAACTCCAGCGGCAGGAACAGGCGACATACAACACGAGCCTGTCCCCCGGAGCGCCAGGCGCATTTGTGCAGTACACCGGCGGCGGGGAACGGAACTTGACGTTCGAACTCGTTCTCGATGCCATCGGAACCAAAGCCGGACAAGGCGGCGTCCAGCGGGAGATCGCTATCCTCGAAGCATTCACCTACCCGGACACGAACGATCTGGTCAACGCGCAGTTTGTTCCGCCGCCCCGGGCATTGCTCGGCATCGGCACCCGTATCTGGGAAGGATACGTTTCGCAGATTCAGTTCACGGAAGAGCGGTTCAACGTCCGCATGGAACCGGTTTATGTGAAGGCGCAGGTTACGTTCACACTGGACTTATGGAAAAACTCGACAAGCCAGCGGATGCACCAGACGCGACGCCAGAATCTCGGAAGGTAAATGATGAGCGTTTTTGAAGGTTCCAGATACGAGAAGGTGTTCGTCTACACGAGACGGTTTCGTGATTTTGTTCGGAACACGCTCACGTTCCGGGAGATCGACCGCGCCGTGCCCGCAGGGAGCATTCTGCACACCGTAATGGAAACGGATCGGATCGACAACATCAGTTATCAGTATTACAGCACGCCGGATTATTGGTGGTACATCCTCGACAGGAATCCCGGTGTGGATGCGCTCGATCTTCCGGTCGGGAAACAGTTATGGATACCGCCGTTGCCGCAGGAGTAATGAAATGGCCGTCGTAAATGTCACATCCGCATCCTTCGCGTCGCCGTACTTCGAGATAACGCTCGGCTCGCACTCGCTTTCGCCGGAGGAGACGTCGCTCGTCACGGATGTCGAGATAAAGGACGAGGTGGAAGAAAAAGACACGGCAACCGTCACCGTTAACGACCCGTTCTTTCAGTTCCAGAAGCTGGCGTCGAAAGGCATGTCGGTACGAATCGTCGCGGGGTACTTCATGGGCAAGACAAAGGAATTCATCGGCGAAGTGTCCGGCCTCACGCCGCAGTTCCCGGAATCGGGACTCCCGTCTCTCTCCATCGAATGCTCGGCGAAGTCGAAAAAAGGACACGAGGGACAGGTGAACAAGGCGTGGAAAAAGATGAAGCGCTCCGAGATCGCAAAAAAGATCGCCGGGAAACACGGCTGGACGCCGGACGTGGATGAAACGAAAGAAATCGTCGAGCAGGAATCACAGGCCGGAGAATCGGACGTGGACTTCCTTCGCAAAATGGCGAGGAAGGAAAACTTCACCTTCCGGGTCAAGGGAAACACGATGCAGTTCAAGAAAGCGCCCAACCTCGATGATCAATCTCCGGTCGCGGTGTTCGATTACCGCATCGGAAACCATACGGTGAAAAGTTTCTCTCCCCGCTATGCAAGCGATGAAACCGGCAAGGACGTCGAGGGCGCGACTGTTAACAACAAATCAAAAAAGACCGTCAAGACGAAAAACAAATCGAGCGTCGCCAAGTCGCAGGGAACCAAAGACAGCGGCACGGTGAACAGGGGCACTGCCGAAACGCTCTATCCGTCCGAAAAAGCAAACGCGAGGAAATCCTGAAATGCAGCCCGTCGAACCACACGACGTTTCAAACAAAGACGCGATTCCGAAAGCGCCGAAAGGCGGCGCTATTTCCGGCGTGGGCACGGGCGGCGGCAAAAATGAAGTAGAGACCACGCATTATTTAAAGGATAACGAGATCGGCGGCGCGCTGCCGGACACACAGGAAGGACTCGACTCCGCTTCGGGCGCGAAACATTACAAGAACGAGAAAGCGATGGAAGGCTCGCTCACACTCGTGCGGGGATTCCCCCAGATTAATGCCGGGGACAAAATCACGATCCTCGGTGTCGGGCCGATTTTCTCGGGCGCATGGATAGTTAAAAATCACACGCTCAAAGTCTCGCAGGACGGATGCCAGAGCACACTCGAGCTGACGCGCAACGCGGTCGGGAATTCAGGCGGCGGGTCTGAAACCAGCGGCGGGTTCGAGACGGACAAGATGAAGACAAACAACACGCCTCTCAAGGGCGATAACTTTTCGGAGATGTGACATGCCGTCGTTTGTCGGAAAATTTCGCGGGATCGTCGAGGACAACAAGGACCCGGAACATCGGGGACGCCTGAAGTGCAAGTGCCCTCAGGTGTTCGGAGAGGAAGTCCTGGACTGGGCTCTCCCGTGCATGCCTTATGGCGGGGATTCCGGCACGGGCTTCTTTTCCATCCCCAAGAAGGGATCGTCCGTCTGGCTCGAATTCGAGCAAGGTGACGCGAACCGGCCCGTCTGGGTCGGAATCTGGTGGGCAGCCCCGGAGGATAAGACCGAGGCGGCGGACGTGACACATAAAAAGGAAAAGGAATCTTCCAGCCCATGGGACGAGGCCGAGACCGGCGACGCGAAGCGGGATGTTCCCGACAACCATGCATGGCAAACAAAATTAGGCCACAGAATCGAACTCGACGACACGGACGGGCAGACAAAAATCAAAATCACCGACCGCAAGGGACAACACATCATGATACGGTCGGAGGACGGTAAAGAGAAAATCTATCTGAAGGACGCCGCGGACAACCGCTTCCTGCTCGATGCCACATCAGGCAAGCGGCGCATCCTCTTGCAGGACGGCGCGGGAAGTGTGGTTCTGCTGGATGCTGAAAAGGGAGATGTCTGCATCGCGTCCGCGAAAGACCTGTCCCTTCTCGCCGGAGAGAACCTTTATGTCGGCTGCAAAAGCAACCGCGAGGAAACAATCGGCGGCAATCACAACGTCTCGGTCATGGGAAGCGGCGACTGGGACGTCGCCGGCGCGCTCAAGCTGGCGAAGTCTTCTGGCGACGTGAATATAGCAAGCGGAAGCAAGGCGGCGGCGCGCACGGATGACCCGCTCGCGGCCGCGACGGAAACGGCTGGCGGTTCCGCGCCACATTCGCACGGCCTGTCCTCCGGCAAGGTTGGACAAGGTTCTTCAAAGGTAAAAATCGGGTGATCACATGAGTTCATGCACCGACAACTTAAAAGATTTTCTCGGCGACGAGTTGAAATCCAAGCTCGGCGATGTTCTTAAAGACGCGACCGACAGTTCGCCGCTTGGACTCGCGCAGAAAGCCCTCGGGCAGGCGCAGAAACTCCAGGACACGAAATCCGTCGTGTCTCAGGGCATACAGTCCTTCAAGCAACGGGTAGGATTGCCCGCGGGCCGGATGGACGGACTCGGCGGTCTCAATCTCGGTGAAATCAAACAGAAGGCCGATGCGCTGAAGGCAAAGGCGCAGGAAGTGCAAAATAAGATTGCCGACTTTCAATCGCAGTTTCCCGGATGCGCGCTCGATCCCGACATCATGCAGACGATCAACACGGTCGCGTCTATCGACACACATCTCGATCCCATGAGCATGATCGACACGTCGAAACTGGACGGGGAAATCGCCGATGCGCAGTCTAAGATCGAGGAAGCGACCGATATGCAGGCACAATCGGCTCGGCTTCAGGATATGTTCGGGGTGTCGCTATGAATCTTGGCTATCGGGGCATTTCATTTCCGTTCCGTTTCAACGGCCTTGGGTCGGTAGCTTCCAGCACGGTCGATACGGGCAACCCGGCGCACATCCTTGAGAGCATCCGGCAGATCATCGGCACGCGCCGGGGTGAGCGCGTCCTGCGACCTGAGTTCGGAGCCGACGCGGACAATCTGGTCTTTTCTCCGCAGTCCAATTCCGGCATCCGCATCGCCACGCACAATATCGGCCAGCAGATTCTCCGTTGGGAAAAGCGCGTCGATCTTCAGAAGGTTGAAATCACCCGTATCGAAGACCTCGAAGCCGAGATCAATCTCGATGTCCGAATAAAGGTCACACGCGAGACCGAGGAAATGAAAATACCGATGAAGAAGGAAGAGTAATCATGCCGGAACTCGACGTCAGCCGTCTCGTCAATTTTTCAAAGCAGATCGACTACACCAGTCTGGACTGGCTTTCCTTCCTGTCCGACATGGTGGATAAGATTCCACAGCTCACGCCGGAATGGACGGACTACACCCCGTCGGATCAGGGCATGGTCGTTCTCGAACTGGTGTCTTTCATCCTCGACGCTCTTTCTTATCGGTGCGATGTGATTACAAACGAGGCATATATTCAGACAGCCGTTCTGCGGAAGTCCGTTCTGAACCTTGCCAAGATGATCGATTACACACCGGCGCCTGCGGTATCGGCTGTCACCGATTTAATGTTTACGATAACACCACAGACGATTGATTTTGTGATTCCTGCAGGAACACAGGTTTCCACCCAGCCGACCGGCGTTGAGGAAAGTTATTTGTTTGAGACGATGGACGACCTCACGATTCCGGCTGGACAGACAACCGGCACGGTCGCTGCGATTGAGGGAGAAACCAAGCGAGAAACACTCGGCAGCAGCACGGGACTTCCCGCGCAGTTCTTTGAGTTAAGCTTTAAGCCGCTTTCATACGCGCCGGACGGCATAAGCTCGCTTGAGGTTTATGTCACGGAGAACGGCATCGAGGAACGCTGGACGCTCGTGCCGTCGCTTCTCGACAGCAAGCCGTCTGAAAAACACTGTGAAATCGAGACCGACGAGAACGATATCGTGACGGTGAACTTCGGGGACAACCAGAATGGCAAAACCCCCGCTCCGGGCACAAACAACGTCCGCGCCGTCTATCGTGTCGGCGGCGGCTCTCATGGAAACGTCGGCGCGAATAAAATCAATCGGATGGCTTCGAACATCTCCGAAGTGTCATCGGTTACGAATCCTCTTCCGGCATTTGGCGGCGTGGATAGAGAGACGGTGGAAAGCATCAAGCGAATGGCGCCAAGGATGCTCCGGACTCTCTGGCGCGCCGTGACCGCCGAGGATTACAAAACGCTGGCGGAAGTCCTGCCGGGAGTTGCGAAAGCCACGGTTTTGTGCGCGCCGCCAGGACAAGCGGCGTACTGGGGACAGGTGAATCTTTACATAGCACCTGAAGGCGGCGGACTGCCGACGCCGGAACTCAAACACATGGTCGAGGAATACTTCGCGGATAGAGAGATGTTAAACGCGACAACGGTCGTGTTCGATCCGGTCTATGTGCCGGTGAATGTCTCTCTTGAAGTCGCGGTCAAAGAGAATTACATGCGGCTCGATATCGAGAACGCTGTGCGTAAAGCCGTGCAGGACTTCTTCAATTTCCCCAACGTGGACTTCGGACAGTGTGTGTTCATGAGTGATCTCGTCTCTTCCGTTGATGCAATCGAGGGCGTCCGGTATGTGAATCTTACCATCCTGTCCCGCGATGTAACTGCCGTCGGTAACGTCATCATTGCACAGAATGAGATTCCGCAACTTGGAATGCTCTCGCTTGATGTGTTTGGTGGTATAATTTAAATAAGGTGAAGCGCAATGTCGTCATTAATGCTCGATCTAAATATATACGGTCATATAGAAAGGACAGAGACAAGTCTCTTGTCTCTGAAAAATTGTTTTAAAGATAAGAGCATAGAGAATTATCTATGTCCATGCCACATCGAAGAAACGTGTTTGTCAGGTGAATCGCATATAGTTGCAAAAAGACTAAACAGGCTTCATGATCTGTCAAACAGACCTGTTTTGAAGGAACCTTCCGTTATTGCGGTTAACGAAGTGCTGTCATACCTTGCCAAGAATATACCAGGAAGCACAAATGAACGTGAATACGATGATTCCATATACGGTAATGGAAAAGAATTAGCGGATATCAACCTTAGCCAAATCGGTCTTTTCAAAGGCGTTGGGGTCGATCATCTTGCTGTCGATAGAGTGAAACGGAATAAGAAAATCAATGAATTGTATCAGAACATGTGGAGATTTGAACCTCACTTATGGCATGCCGATGATATAGCTTCAGAAGAGGAAAAACTTGCCTATCACAGATGGCTGACCGATCTGAATACCCAAATAGACAAAATGTCCATTTCATGCATGGAAGATTATATTCATGAAATACGTGACAGAAAAATCGAAGCAGACGAATTTTGCAAATGGAAAAAGACAAATGATAAAGAGAAAGCACGTATTATAGCAAAGCAGGCAAAAGGACACTTTATCCACGAATATATTGATATTCCAATCGTAGGCATCGAGAAAAAGCGTTCAAAGGGTTATCTTGAAGTAGGGTTTGAAAAAGAAAATACAATACTCTTCTTGTTGTCACAAATAAATTGTGATTTTGATTTTGAAAAAGCAAAAGAAATAGTCAAAAAAGTAGATTTCAAGTGTATTCCAAGCTATTGGATTAATATCGCAGTTGCATTGTTGCAGGAACTCAGAACCATCCAAAGCAGCAATGTTTTTGACCAAGGGTATACAACGTATTTCAAAGGATTGGATTATTTTGTAACTGCTGACAAGGCATTTTATGAAATATTGACAAAAGACACTCATGTGATAGGCACATATATGAAAGAGAATGGCATAAAAACAAAAATACTTTATTTCCCAATGGAGAAAAATCTGGAGGGGTTCATTAGAAAAGCTATTTAAAACAGTAAAGAAATAGTCCGGCAGTATTGACGCTTCGAGCCCGGTAACCAGCCCGGTCGCATCGAACTCAAGCCCGGTGATTGAACGGAACATACGCGGTTCCGTTGAATTGCCGGGCTTTTTATTTTGCCCGAAACATCGGAGGTGAAATGCAATGGACGACATCGGATGGGGACTTGGCCCATGGGGGCTCGATTCCTGGGGCTCTAACGAAGATGAATCCGGCGGCGGAACGGACGAGGTCGGCTTCGAGCCGATGGACGGCGTGGTTCTGAGCCCCGGCGTATTCGTGTTCGAACAAACAAACTGAGCAAAACAAAAGGAGGCATACATTCATGGCATTCTCATTCACAGATCTTCTGCATCTGGCCATGCCCGCGAGGGGCGACAAGAACTGGGACGCGGACGTGAACCGCGCTCTTCGCACTATCGACAAGGCGCTCGAAGACCTCGGCGCGAGGCCACGTTTTTTCGACAAACGCACTGTGTCGCCCGGAACGGCGACGGTGACCGGAAGGCAGGTAGCGCTTTCCGGCATTGAGGCTGTTGTCGGCCAGACAAACACCATACTCGACAGCGGGACGGTCACCGTTCCCGCAAACGCGACAACCAAGCCGCGCATGGACGTCCTTTCCGTCAATCCTGAACAGCCCGCCATTCTCGTTCTCACGCAGGGCGATCCCGCGGGCGACATCGACGGCGCGCTCCGCGTGACGAAGATGTACGACCGGAACACATCGGGGCTGGAAGAGCTTCTCAACCCGACCGGCAAGACGGGGACGCTTTTTGCAATCCCGACACTTCTCGCGCATTACGACCCCGCAAACGAAACACTTATCGCTCCGGCTTACGAACTGCCGCTTCAGATGTTCATGCAGGGACCGCCGGACAGTGTTATTCCGAAAATCCTGCGCTTTGATCCGGCGGTGGATTCTTTTACGGACACGGGGGTCGATCTTCATTTCACATCTGCATTCCGCTCGAACGTCGGCGACCTTATCGCCGTGATTCCTCTCGGATGCGTTGCGCCGAATGCCGCTGGGACTGGCGACAGCTACTTTTTCGCGTGCGTCGTGTCGAACGACAGCATTCCCGGCAACGTCATCATCGCGGAGTTCGATGCCGAAACCGGCGCTGTCGTGGACGCGTTCTGGTTCTCGAACGAGGACAACAACGTCTTCTTCTCCATCCCCGGCTTCTGGAAATTCACGGGCGTGGAGTCCGGCGCTCGGACATTCCTCGCGTCCATCCTGCCCCTCACGATGCAGCTCAAATTCGCAAAGCCGGTTATGGCCAGCGTCCGCATTCCAAATCCGCCCTCGGCGGTGAAGATGTTCGGCCAGCCGCTCACATTCGGTTCAATCACCATCCACGCGATGGAAATAGCGGCGGATTCCGTTCGAGCGCTGTCCCCCAAGGGCGACCTTGTCGCACTGCCTGGAAGCGGCATGGACGGCTCCGGCGTACTCATTTCCGGCGCGAGCAGTTCCGAGGAAGGACTTGTCTCGGCCATCTTCCAAAAGAGAAACAACAGCAATGAGACACGTCCCAGCAATTCGCTTCAGGGCGATATCGGCGGAAGCGACGACGGCAACGGATTTGACCCGTTCCCGATCATTCTCGAACTTGCCGGAAATGCCGCCGCATGGAATCTGAACGCCGCGCCCGTTTCGCCGTCCTTTGTTTCCTCCGTATCCGTCATGAACGGCGATCAGATCGCAATGGCCAGCCGCATCAACAACTATCGAACCGAATGGCGCAATCCGACCAACACGCAGATCGAGGTCGTTCTCAACGACGGTCATACGACACCGCCCATCGGCAAAGAGATATTCCTCGCCATCGATGGAAATCAGGATAACACGGAATACGACACGATGTGGTCGGTCGTTGTGCAGACGCTACCCGGCGACGGTAAGACCGGCGTCGTCCTGAACAACGCACACATTTTCCGGGGCGGCACGATCAGCGACTACTACCGCCTGAGCGGGCTTCAGAACAACGGCGGCATGAAGATACGCGCCGGTTACCGGATCATGAACGGAAACAACCACACGGAGCGCGTGCTTCATCTGGACGGTGTCGCAGACGCGGATGTCGGCAAGCCGGTGAAGATCACCTACGACCACGACGGGCTTGAACTCTCCTGTATTTCTTTCATTTGCGATGACGGTGAAATCCGCGAGTGTTACGCGGGATCGGATAATCTCCGCGATCACGTCAACAACGAGTTCCCGGACTGGCTCGGCACGGTTTACCGGGAGACGTGCAAGGGCGACATCCACATCGGATGGAACATCCTCAATTCCAACAACTCCAAGTCCATGCCGCTGGCGCAGGAGTTCACGCCGGTCATCAAGTCGCGCACCGAGAACTATGTCGCGTTCCAGAAGAACAACACCGTTGGCGCTCCCGGCTCCTCCAACACCGTGACTTATGACAAAAACGGCGTCACGGCAAGTTGGCAGGACACGGACGGCGGCAACGATGTGTTCATCTGCAACGACACAACTCTCATTACCAGCAGCGGGCTTCCCGTCCTGGGCGGAGGCGGAACGGATTACACCGCGCTTGACGCGGACGGTTTCAGGTGCGCGGTCGGAACAGATGTTCCGCTTCTCACATCCGACGTCATTGATCCCGCGTATGTCACAGTCGAGTTGCTTCCCTATCAGGAACCGCTCTTCTCCGGGAGACGATACCACTTCCCGTCCGCAATCGCGGTCGCGCTCGGTTCGGCATACCTCAAGGGTAAGTTCTATGCTCCCGGCATTGCGCTCTCCGGTATTCCATATTCGGCCATCTTCGAGTTCTCGCCCTACGACGAGCCCGTGGCGCAGGACGCGCCGTCCGGGCACATCAAGGTCGGTGAAGTCCTCGTGCCACCGGATGCAGACGTGGCGCCTCTCTCCATTCTTACGGGGCCGGACTATTCCGAGGCGACAGTTTCCCGCGCCGATCAGTTCCGTTCCATGCTCGCGGCGTTCAGCGTCATGAATGACCTTCACAATCTCCTGCCCGCGTTTCTTACCATCGCGCCGTTTCTGAAAAAGTAAGGAGCATCCATGCTGACGTCGCTTGATCGCAACAACGCTGTAATCGTGTCCTGGACAAATCCGCCGGGCGCGGCGCGGACCATTCTCGTCAGGAAGACGCGGGATTATCCCCGAAACATCCATGACGGAATCATCGTGTCCGACGCCGCCCCGATGGTGGAGTCCTGCACGGATGCGGAACCCGCGAACGGTTATTTCAACTACTACCGCGTGTTCTTTCAGGATGCCGACGGTGCGTGGATGGATGTGCCTGTGGAGGACGACCGATCTCGCATCCGTTGTGAGCAGTCTTTCGATTACAACGAAAAACTGTACGGCAATCTCCCCGAACTTTACGAGCGCAACGATGAGAATGACGAACTGCGCCGGTTCCTCGGCATCATCGCTTGGGAACTTGAGAAATTCCGGTCACAGCAATCCGGCCTGAACGATATCTCGAACGTAAACGAGGTGCGTGACGATTTGCTTGAACACCTCGCGTGGAACGTAGGCTGGCTTCTGAACCGCGAACTGCCGGTGCTTCGCCAGCGGGCCGAGATAAAACGCGCCGTCGCCATCTACCGAAAGAAAGGCACGCGCCGCGGGCTCATTGATCTCATTCAGGGGATCATGAACTGGGACATGGAGGTCATCAAATATAACCGCAACATTCTCATGACCGGCCACCCGGACAGCACGACGCTCAAAGTAAGCGACCCGAATGTCACGATGAACATGGACACGTCTTCCGACACGGCGGACTACATCCTCGGCGGCGACAAATCACCGGACAGAATCCGCATCAAGATCAAGGCGACTTACGACTTTCACATGTTTGAAAAAGTCCGGAACAAGCTCTTCCGCATCCTTCGCTTCTGGGTGCCCGCGTGCATGAGCGTGATTCTGGAACTCGCCACCTACAACGAGGAATCCGGAAGCATCGCAGACTGGCGACCGGCGCAAGCGGACCTGCTGGCGACAAACTGGCTTCTCACAAACGCTTTCACAGGAAGCGAATGGCAAATTCTCTCGGAAAGGACGACCAACAACATCCTATGGAGAACTCCCCGGTTACACACATCCCCCTGAAGACCTCGTTTTCCATCGAGGGGCGTTTCATGGACGTCGCGCACTTTATCGATGGTCGCTCTGAGATCATCCGCGAGGGACACAACATCGTTACAGATGCGGGACTTGGACTTGTCGTCGGGGCGCTCGGCAATCTGACGAACGGCATCGCGCAGTGGCAGGTCGGAAGCGGCGATCCGGCATGGGACACGGCTCCAGTGGAAGCGGCGGCGGACAGAACGGCACTCGTCATTCCTGTCTTCATGAAGCCGGTTACGGTTTCCTACTGGGACGCCGCGAACAATCGATTCTCACCGTCGCCGACAGACACGATTGATGTTCGGGTCGTCTTTCTCGCCGAAGAAGCAAACGCGCCGCTCCGGGAGTTCGGCCTCGTCGGGCCCGACCCGGAACATGTCCTCTTCAATTACGTGATCCACGAGCGCATCTCGAAGTCCGAGAATTTCAACCTCGAACGCATCATGAGAATCACCGTGCGACGCGCACAGAACTGACGAAAGGAAGTTTTACCTATGGCAAACAGAAGAATACGTCATCTCATAGTCCATCATTCCGTGAGCGCGTGGGGCGACGGCGCAATCATCACGGAATGGCACACTTTACCCAAGCCGAAAGGAAACGGCTGGAGCGCTCCCGGCTATCACGCCGTCGTGTGCAACGGATACCCCAATTACAACTCGTGGAGCAAGCGAAAAGCCATTTCCGCCGCGGACGGTCGCGTCGACCGGATATGGCCTGAGGACAGAATTTCCAACGGCTGCCTCTACGCGAACGCGGATTCACTGCATGTCTGTCTCATCGGTGATTTTGACAAAAACACGCCGACCGAGCGCCAGATGGAAAAACTCACCGACCTCCTCGTGTTCTGGTGCCGGAAGTACGGGCTCGATCCTCGCACTGCCATCTACGGTCACGGCGAGATGCAGCGGAAGATTGGCAAAGAAGGTTACAGCAAAACCTGCCCCGGTAAAAACGTGAGCATGAAAGCGGTGCGCGAAGCCGTCGCGGAGAAGCTTGCACCGCAGGAGGTGAAGAAATGACCGTATCCCGCAATCAGTTTGATGAAACGAAAAACTGGACTGAGCCGGAATGGCAGGAAGGCGTACCAGTCATGGACGCCGATCTGAACCTCGCGATGAAGATCGGCAAGACTGGGCTTCGCCGGGCTGTGTGCGATTTCCTCGGAAACGGCTCCCCGAACGACGGATTCAAACTCTCCGGGACTGTGACTGACCCGACAATCCATGCCGGAAATATATGGATAGCCGGACTCAGGATCGGATTGCCTGAAAACATCCAGGCGTCTGAGCAGCCGAACGCGCCTGTGTCGTTCCCAACGGGAAACGGCATCTGGTTCCTTGATACCGTTGAGCAACTTCTGACGAACGCCGACGATCCGGCGATCCGGGACTACCGGCTTCCCGCGAACGTGGAAACGCCGATCAAGGTGTGGAAAACGGACTGGACTCTTCGCAAAGTCCTCGGCGCGTCGCTCCCGGCACCCGAACCCGACCATTATCACATCGGCATCGCCATCGAGGCCGGCGGCGTCCTCACAGACATCCGAAACGCGGGAATGATTCTCGCCGGAGCCAACACCGGGTATCAGGACAATACCGGCGAAAGGCCGGGAAGCGGCCATCGTCACAAGGATGAGGATATTGATGTAGAAAATCCGAATTTCACCGGTGACACGCTCGAAGAAGTTCTCGACGAGATCGATTCCCGCATCGAAACCGTAGAGGGCGGTATCGGTGTCGTTACGCCTCATGCCACTTCTCACGGCGTTGGCGGTTCGGACCCGGTCAACATCGCAAACCTGTCCGGGCAATGCATACAGGCGCAGGTGTCTCCGGCGCATTCCGGCCTTCACACAGCCGCTTTCAACGGCGGGCTTCCCGTCTCTCCCGACGTGAACGGTAACGCATCTATCGGCGCTCATCTCGCGGATGCCGTCATTCACAGAAAGAATCACAACGATCTTCTCTCCATGCAGGGCGGCGTTCCGACCGAGCGTTATCATCTCGCCCTTGACCTCTACAGCGCCGCAACCGGCGCGGCGGGCGCTAACGCCGCCAATCCTTTCGCCACGGTCGGCGACCTCTCCGGTGTAGCGGCCAAGTTCTCGTCGCCGGTTCAGACAGCGCAGAACCTCCGCGACATCGCGGCTGCCGACCGCTCGGATAAGCAGGTCCGCCTCGTCGAAGACAAAGGCTCCCTGTACCGCTTTGACGAGACCGCCACGGGAGCGGACGACGGCGACGGCATTATCACCCCGACATCCGGCACGGGGCGCTGGTTCAAAATGTCCTCGGCTGTTCCCGACCTCTCGACCGTACTTGCAAAGGGAAACAGCGCGGGAAACAAGCGCATTACCGGGCTTCTCAATCCGCAGTCGGGAACCGACGCGGCCACGATGGACTGGGTGCTCGGCAAAATCGGAGCGGGCGGCGGCACGGCGCAGGCATCCTGGATCGTCATGGACCCGACCGGCGCGCCCGGCACGTATTCGGATTTGCAGCAGGCGATCAACGCGCTCGGAAGCAGCGGCGGAATTATCTGGGTCAAACCCGGCACGTACACTCTCAACTCCCACGTAACAATGAAACACAACACCATCCTCTACGGCCTCGGCTCGATGGAGGAAGGCATCCCGGACGTCATGCCGACGTTTGTTCCCGCGGCTGGATTCACGGACTACTGCATGATCCAGGCGTCGCCCGGAAACAAGTTCGTAAACCTCTGGATCAAGGTTCCGAAAAACAGCATCGGCATCAGCCCCTACCGCTATTACGGCTCCCGGCTCGACGCCGAAGGCTGTTTCATCGAGGCCGAAACCACGGATTTCGGAAGCGATTTCAACGCGACCACCATCGGTATCGGCGGCGAATGGGGCCTCTGGGGACAGGAGATCATGAACGGCAAAATCCGCAACTGCGTGTTTCGGCGGCTGCGGCACGGCGTCTACTGCGAACTGAACAACAACACGGTCATCGAGTACAACAGATTTCAGGGCATCGGCAGTTTCCGGTACGAACTCGATCCCGTCATTTACAACAGCATCAATCAAGGAAGCAACCAGTTCCGGGCGACGACCGCTGTCGTAAACGCGGGACTGATCGCGGAAGGCATGTCCGTGGGATTCAACAACGGCACAAACGGCGAGACGAGAACGATTCAGAGCATGTCCTATGACAGCATATACGGAAACTGGCAATGCACCGTGAACGGAACATTCCAATACAGCTATGACGGTTCGCCCGGCCAGAGTTTCTATAGCCAGCCGCCATCCTCCGGCATCACGGCGGGCGACAACACCTACGAGACGTTCGTGTGCTTCAACTATTTCGACGGCGGCGGGACCAACTATCTCGACATCAACGCCGTGCGTGACGAATACTCCGGCATCGGGCTGCTGAACATGTACATCATCGGAAACACGTCCAGCACATTGTCCGTCAGTAACAACAAACCGACGATCAAGCTCCAGACCAGCCCGTACTCGTTCTCCGGCGGCGACATCCTGTTCGTCAACAACACATTCAGGGGCCAGATATTCATCGACGGCTCAGACGACGTGATGTTTATCGCGGTGGGCAATAACATCGGCTCCATCGACGCCACCGAGTATGTGGGCCGGGTGATTTTCTGCAACAACCTGTGTCACGGGGACGTGAAGTTGAAGAATGCCGCGACAGTTAACGGCAATTACGTTCTCGGCTCGCTTCAGGTCATCAGCGGCACGACGGAAAAGACGCTCGCCGTTGGAAATTTTGTCGCCAGCGGTATGACGCTCGCCGGGGATTACAGCGTCGCGGCGAATAACGTCATCGAGAATGGCGGGTTGAGCGTCGGCGGCAAAGGCTCGCGGGCATCCGGCAACTCGGTGCGCGGAACGTTGACTCTCGGGTTCTGGGGATCGGCGACCGGGAATGTCATCCGCACGACAAAACAGGTCGCCATCAGCGCCATCGTGCCCCGGGCGCAGATCGCCGGGAATGCCTGTCTCGACGAGTTCAGCATCAAGTCTGAAGACGGCAATCAGGAATTCTATGCTACAGGCACATCCTGCACGTTTTACACGGCTGGCGTCGTGGATAGCTTCCAGCCCGGCTACTGCGTCACGTTCCAGAGCAGCAAGGACATCGAGACGCGGATGATCACCGGCGTGTCCGGCAATACCATCTCGTGGGCCGACCCGCTCAATTCCTCTTACGGCGGCTCGTCCAATACCGCGTGGGCATTCACGAATCTCGCGCACATCGACGGCGTGTCGTCACTCTCGGTGGTCACCGGCAACTTCGTGTGCGGGGACATCAATGTTACGGGCGGCGTGAACCTGTCCTGCACGTTTGTGGGATCATCGTGTGTTGTGAACGGCAACCGCGTCCTCGGCATGATGGTCACCACGGCGGCCGCGAAAAAGAACGCGGTGATCGGAAACATCTTCACAAACTCAAAGGCCGTGCAACCCGGCTGGCCCAAGGCATATCCGTTCTCCGGCACGCCCGACAACTCTAACGAAATCGCGCACAACATCATCAACGGCTCGGTGATCTGAGCCTGAAAGGAGTTTTCATACATGAGAACCATTGAAGGAGATTTCGGCGCGTTGTACAGCGCCGCGACGGACGACTATGAGGTGGGCATACCGAAAGTCGCCGTGACCGACCCGGAAGACGGGCAGGAAAAAGTGTTCGGAGAAACCGGGGGGTTGTTCTGTCCGTTCCGCGAGCCGGGTTTTCAGTTCCCGCTCCTCGCGCCGGACGCGCAACGCAAAGTGACAAAGCCTCCCGCCATGCGAAGCCGGATGATCTCCGGAGAAAAACCGATCTACGCGCACGCGATGATTCTCGACCGGGGCGGACCCGTGTGGAACGACACCGTCGTGTGCCACGACCTGATCGTCACGGAGCTGACCGCCGAGGAATGTCTCGGGTTCCTGCACAAAGTCCCGACCCGGCTCATGCAGAGCTACCGCATTGTCGAGTCGGTCATCATCCTGGAGCCGCCCGCCGCGTGGGGGGAAGACTACACGGTTCCGGCATCCGAAGGAGGTGATTGAACCAATGGAAGCCCATAACAACCTGCTGGTGCAGCTCGGCGGCATCCTGCTCACGCTCGTCGTGACGCTGATCGGTATTTTCAAAGGACTTATCCCACAGCTTCTCAGCTCGTTTGAGAAACGCCTCACGGACAAGGACGCAGTTCTGGCGAAACAGAGCACCGCGCTCGACGAGGTGTGCCGGGAAAGAAAGGAACTAACCGAACGGTTCCTCTCCTCGCTCAAGGAACTCGTCGTTCAGAATTCAACGTCCATGACCGAGCTTACGTCCACGTTATCCGAATTCCAGAAAAAGATGGCGGACGACCACGCCGTCCAGCATGAGAACCATCGTGACATTCTCGACCTGCTTCACGACCAGAAGAAACCGAAAGCCCGCGCCGTCGCGGGTTCGCGGAAATCATAAATCCGGGCGCCGCCCGAAAAAACAGGAGGTATTCCATGCACTTCACTACGGATCAGATCATCCAGATCGCCATCGCCCTGATGCCGGTCATCATCGCCGTTTTCGGCATCGTGTTCAAACTCAATCAGAAGGACCGCGAGGAACTGGCGCACGCCGCCGACAGCGCCCTGAAACGGCTCGCCACCGGCGAAATCGATTCCGCGCACGCGAAAGAACTTATTCTCGCCACCGGCATGGTATCAGAAAAGAAAGTCGACAAGGTGCTCGACGCGGTTACGATATCACTCAAGGATAAGAAAGCGCAGATTTTCACAGACAAACTCATTCCCGGCGTCGGCGTGACCGTGGACACCGGCGGGGCGGTGAAAATCGAGCCGTCCGGGCTTCTGAACAAGCTGTCGCACAAAGCCGGGAAGTGGATCAAGAAAACGCTGTAATCAGGCCGCAAACACGGACATATTCCAAACGGGGGTCGGAGCGGTTTCCGGCTCCCGTATTTTGTTGTTTTCAACTCGTTTCAGCCTCCAGATACGCTAAAATAGGTGATAATAGCGTTTAAGATTGCAATTCTACGTTTATCTCATCTTTTTAACATTATTCTTTATAAATTGGCTTGACTTAACCCGCCCCCGGCGTAACATGTGTGTAGAATCAAAAAGCCCTGCAATCAAAGGGTTTTTTACGGAAACGGAGGCGGAAAAACATGGATTTGAAAGACATCAGATTCGGGATCGAGATCGAAACGGTAAGACAGACCCGTGAGAAGGTTGCGCGGGCCATCCAGTCGGTGGTCGGCGGCACGGTGCTGCACACCGGCATGCCGCAGAATCAAGACCCATGGGAGGTCACCGACGCCCGCGGTCGGAAATGGAAAGTGGTGGCCGACGGGTCGCTCACAAACGTGGATGCAAGGTATCGGGCTGAAATCGTAAGCCCGATACTTGTTTACGGGGACATGGACCAACTCCAGGAAGTGGTCCGGGCGGTGCGCGCCGTCGGAGCGCACACGAGCAGCCAATGCGGTGTCCATGTCCACCTCGACGCAGACGCCTTTACCGCGAAAGCCCTCGTCAATCTCGCAAAAATCGTGAATAAACAGGAAGACCTCATTGTTAAAGCTCTCGACGTCAACGAGCGGCGGCTCGCCTCTTACGCGAAAAAAGTAAACGGCGAGTTCATTGAGAAAATTGAAAAGCGGAAACCGAAATCAAAAGACGAACTCAACAAACTCTGGTACGGCTACCAGAATCAAAGCCCGACGCACTACGATTCTACCCGCTACCGAGGATTGAACCTTCACAACGTGTGGTATCGCGGGACGGTCGAGTTCCGATATTATGCACAGCAACGAATTATGCGCAGCCGCATTTTATTTGCGGCGGCGTTCGGTGGCGCCCTCACAGCATGTTCACGATAATTACTGTGCATAATTTTCCCCGCTTTAGAGCGTGTCGAGA